TGACCAACAATCTACTTCCATCAATATGAAGACGTACCTGTGTAGATCCGATTCCAACTCCAGCATTTACTTCTGGAACTACACTCAAGGTTATTTCATCACCTTCAACTAAACCGTGCTCAAATTCAGTTTCTATTTCGGAAACAATTTTTGAAATAGAACCTGTAAGTTGGTCATAGTTAGTTCTCAGACCATATTCATAATTATCACTTCCATCAGTATAGAAATACAATCCATTTCCAGTTGTTAATCCAACCTGAGTTGTCAATCCAATATGATTTGGACCCTTATTGATTGCATAGACAGTATCAGAATTAGTTATCAAGTTTGGTAAACTGAAAGTATTAAGAGCAGTTTCATCATTACCTACAACTAATGCTGCTACACCTACTGTACTATCTTTTGTAAAAATTAACTCTTGACCAGTGGTAAATCCGTGATTTGGGATGTATATAGTTCTAATAGGAACTCCTATTGCTTCTGTCTTTATACCAACAGAATATATTTTCTCTTCAAATAATCCAGCAGTTGTTCCTACACCAACAGAACGTTCGGCATTAAAATATGTGAAGGTATTATGCTTAGAAATGAAATCTTCAGATACTTTTGTATTAATTTTTATTCTATCTGGAATAAAAGTTATTGAAGATGTCTCAGAATGTGCAGATCCTACCGCAAATCTTCTTAGTTTTAGTAAATTGAAGTCTTTATAAACATTCAAAATTCTAAATGATTCTCCATTAATTGTGCAAGAAGAACCAGCAGATACAAATGAAGGTATCGTTGTGACATAAGCATTCTCAAAACTTCCATTTGGATCTAAATTCTCTGGAATAGTCTTTGCAATTGAGATAGGTCCAGATTGTTTCTCTACGGAACACTGGAAAGATAAATTATTTAACTTTGATACATTAGTACTTAATCCAGATACAGTAATATAATCGCCATTATCTATGTCAAGATTGGTATAGGGAATATTTGCTATTGTAATTGATTTGTCAGAATTCCATTCAAAAGATAGATTAGAATACTCTTCAATAGATGTATTTACATTGAGGATATTTTTTCCAGAAACTTTAGAGATGAAGGCACTAAATCCTGTTCCCTCTCCTTGGTCTAAAACTAAATTTTCATTTACTTTATAATCATCACCAGGATTGATTATCTTAATATTATCAATTTTACCAATAGATGTTGATACTACTTCACTAACTTGTCTGTAAGTTTCATATGATTCATCAATGTAATCATTTTCTGCATTTGGATCTCCAAGTTTATGTGGGAAAACGTTTCTAACAAGATTTGAAGAATTGAAGTCAAAAGAATGATCTAAGAAATTATTTTCCGAAAGAACTTCATTCCTAAAAGTTTTTCCAATAAAGTATGGATATTTTCCTGACAATTGACCACTTTGGGCATTAATTTGAACTGTTGCAAAATATGCATATATTCCACTTGGGAATTCTGGTGTTCTACAGTATCTTCCATTATGCTCATCTAAATCACCACTACCCTTAACATACTTGTAGTCTTCTATAAATGTTCCAAATGCAAAATCCGAATCTATTGGTCTATTTTCAATATTTGATTGATCAATTACATAACTTGGAGACAACTGCTTAATACTTGTTCCAAACGTATTTGGATCTTCAAATCCATATGGACCATATATTGGATTTCCATCATATGCCCATCCAATTATAGGAGAGTGCTTAGTTCCATCATCTAAGAAATTGGAAGATAAGTCTTGACCATAATGATATGCACTCAGTGTTAGTACATCTCTATTTCTTCTATCACTTAACTTATATTGTCCGAATCTTGGAATATCATTCAGTTCTATTGACCTTACATTTGCATCTATAACTGCATTAATACCTCTATCAGCAATATTGATTGTCGTTGTGTTTTCATCATATCCAATTCCACCCTGTATTACTAATACACTGCTAACCTTTCCATCAGAAACTATCGGTCTTAAAATAGCACCTGTTCCAATATTTTTACTATCAACTACGGAAATTTTTGGATTTGTATCATATCCAGAACCAGTACTAAGAACTTGGACAGTTCTGATAGATCCATTTTCTATAATTGGTCTTAACTGACAATTCGAACCTTTAGATATGGTAATTCTTGGTTTTTTATGGAAATTTAATGTACTACTTCCATATCCAACACCAGATTCATACATATAACCATCGACTATTCCTCCAGTAATGATGGGAGTAAACGTCAAACTTCCCTGAACAGTTCCAGCATATCCAACTGAAGCGGATACAACAATATCAGGATACTTGAAAATATGGTATCCAGAACCAAAATCTACTAAGTTTGTAATTATATCCCTTTCAATATTTTCTTTTATTGTTGCACCAACTCCAACATCATATAATTTAAATGAATTATCATTTACTTTTTTAATTGAGTATTGGTTTGAAGTTGAAAGACCAGAAATTGGAGTTTGATCATTTAAGTATTCTACAATATCACCAGTATTAAAACCGTGATTATTCCAATTTATTGTATTCTCAACTGTAGAAATTCCAGTTGGTTTTACGATAAGTTTTCTGTTTTGATATTCACTGCCAGAATTTACAACTCTAATTCTCCCAATGTTCTTCAGAGGAAGTGTTTTTAATGCATGAATTCCAGCACTAGGGGTTGTGGAAATTCCAATTGTGTTTATACCTAAAATAGAATCATTTTTTGTATTGAATAATTTGACTGTACTAGTGTTGATAACCCTAACAAAATACGAAGAACTGTCTATAAGATTGTTTGGACCATCAGTAATAACAGGAGATAGATTACTTAGTTGGTCATATACTAGTTCATCACCATTCGATAAGTTATGAACATCTAAAAATGTAAGCGTTTCATCTATTGGATCGAGTCCACCGCCGTTCTCAATGGACCTAGCATCGAAATTTAATTGATTTACTTTTTCTGTGAAAATTGGTTCTAAAACACATCCAGTTCCATTACCACCACTCAAAGTTAATGAAAATACTTTATCGATACCAAATTCTTGAGGATCTACTAAAACTTCATCTACAGATCCACTAATAACTGGTTGAAACAGTGCAGTTGTACCAGCTCCTGCAGATAAGATTACTTCTGGAGGATTAATAACATCATATTCCTGTCCAGGATTTAATATATCAATAGAACTCAAAGGACCATAATAGATTTTATCTCTAGAAACTGGAGAACTTATTTCTAATCCATTTATCAATAATCCAGATTCTCCGATATCATTTTTGGATTGAGTTTTTCCACTCAAATTTTGAGATAATGGGAATTTGCGAAGAATTGGATTATATGAAAGAGTTTCCCCAGCATGTCTAGAAATAATAAACTTGTGAATACCAGAAGCTTCTATAGCATTGAATCTCAGATATGAATCTTCCGCACCTGTTATTACATAAGATGCATAAAGTCTGATGCTGTTAGGAGATACTATACGTATAAAATATTCTCTTCCATTTTCTAAACCAACAAGTGGAGATTCTGCTTTATATGTTATCTTATCACCGTCAATAAATTCTGGAACAGTAGTTGGGAATACTATAGTCGTATATCTATCTGTATTTTGATCATATCCACCCAAATATGTCGTAGTTCCATTTGGGATTTGGTATGAAATTATATTCTTTTGGATATTATATTCTGGTAATGAGTTTGATGCTACATATGAAGATTCTAACTCATCGTCAACGTAGAGATTAGTTACATTTGCAGTATAAACATTATTACCACTATCAAGAAGTACACCAGTACTGTTAGATTTTTCTAATACACGCTTTACATCATATAAAATTCCAGTTTCGGATACAAATCCAGGAATATTAATTTCTATAGTATTATTTTCTACATCAACTGCTACTATAGTTCCGTTTGATGCATATGGAACATTATCATTTCTTTGATAGATGTTTACAGTATCATTTACTTTTAAACTAGACTTATCAATTTTACTTGAAAGTTTAAAAATAGTATTATTGTCTATCTCACTTACTCTATATCTTGTAGAAGTGTTGTAAATCCAAGAATTGCCAAAAATTTCGGCATATGTCTTATCAGTCTCAGGATTTTGAATTTTATATCCAGAATTTCTTATAAAAATTTGATCTCCCTTTTCTGAAGATATAATCTCATCAATTTGCTTGTATGACGATACTATTGCGGAGAGTCTTAAATCAACTTTTTTATTAATATCTCCACCAACATAACCAAATACTATATCATCCTCAATAATCAAATCTCCATCAATAATATTTTCAGATACACCAGAGCATCCAAAGAATTGGTTGATTGATTTTGATGTATATGTAATCGTATTATTTCCACATGATAATTGTCCAGAATCTGGGTATCCAATAGTCGTATCTACTGTAATTACAGTACTGCCGACATAAACGTCACCAATTACTCTCGATTTTCCTGGAAGAGTAAAATTATTTTCTAATAAAATATCATCACTATATCCAATAAACAGACCAATTCTGTAGTAAACCTTAGCATTTCTTGTGATAACATCAACGGATGATATTGATCCTGCTATATCTGGATTCTTTTGACTGAATAAACTCTCCCCAACCAAGAGGGATGGATTATCTCCATCTAATTTTTCACAAACAAGAACTTGTCTACGAACGTAATCTGTACTTGATGGTTTTATTAAGAATTTTTCTGTATCAACAACTTTTGCAGAAGTTCCATATAATACTTTAAATAGGATATTGATTGATTCTTCAATGCCCTTTGACTGGAAGAAACTTCTGGCATTCGAAAGAAAAAGACTTACATCAATATCATTGGATAAATCTAAATTCTCAAGTCCTGGAGCAATAAGATATTTAATCTTCTTGTAAAATTCATTCAAGAACAAGGAAGACAGATTTTCTACAGTCTTTCCAGAACTATGTACTGCAGCTTCGGTAGATTTGAATATTAAATTATTATTTCTGTTCGAAATGACTGATCTATCTTTATATTCTGTTATCCCACTAAATCCACGAATGCATCCAGTGAAGGAAGTGGATGTTTTACCTGTGTAAGTGATAATTTCATCATCAATCTTCAATAAACCATATTCATCTGGAAATGCTTTTGTATTGGATACAGTAATCGTTGTATCATCTTCACTTACATCTGCAGACAGAACTGCAGAACTATTCAATGCGTCTGGTACAAGACTCTTAACGTTCAAATATTGATCAAAATTATCAATTAAGTCAATATTTCCACCTTGATACTCTTGTGAGATATAATATTGTTTTAAAAACTCTATCGCCTTAGGAAAATCTGCGAGAACAAACTCTGGTACCTGATTCTTAACAATCTGGTGTACTTTTATTCTTTTCTCAAAATGAGACATATTTTATTTCCTCTCTAAGACCCCGTTTGAATAACTTGAAGTGAAGTAATTATTTGAGAATACAACTCCAGAGATGTCTTCTCCAGAAGCAATAACATCCTTAAGCATATTTATCCGACTATTCGAAACGTCAAAGTTTAAATACAAATCTTTTAGTCCGATAACATCGTTTGATTCTGGGAATGCTTGAATTTCCACAACATTATTTGGTTTTTCTGTCCCAGTAATTTCGATTGTATTGATCAAAATTTCACCTTTAACATAATCAACAGTACCAACTGACTTGAGTAAGACTGTATACTGATTATCAGTGGTTAAATTCTTAGAGACAACCGATAAAATACCCTTTCCACTGCCATCCAGTGCCCCTGTAGAGGTCTTATTTGGCACATCTGTGAAGTAGCACTTGTCATCAAATCCACTGATGTTAAACGCCGTGCTCTTGATGTTAAATCCCTCTGGTTTTACATGGAATCTATTACCAAAACACAGTTCGTACTGTGTTGGATTCTCAAAAATGCAGTTTAAATTTCTACGAATGATGACTCTAGTGATGTTTGAGGTGATTCCATCATCAACACGGTCGATTAATTGACATATTTTACTATATTTGAACCTTCCACCAAAACTATTCATCTTAACAGTCTTGGCATAATTGCTTAAATTAGTAGTAATTGTTGATTTGAGGTCTGATGATGAAGAAACTTGGTTGCTATTGTAGTAAACAGACGAATCAATCTCAACATAAAGAATCTTGAGATCAACAATTTCCTGATTTATACCAGCGACAGTGTAATTTTTGAGTTTCGACAGTATATTTTGCTTATCAAAGTCCGAAACATACGTTCCATTAACTGGTTTTATGCTCAAAAGCACTGTTCCATATCTTGGTGGGGACAATTCTTCGCCACCAACGACCGAAACACTCTCTGCCTTAGGGTAAATTTGGTTAATTATTGCTTCATAATCAGTTGATGTCACTGCTCTGTGTTGAGATGAGTAAACACGAGGTGCAAAATACTTAATTGACGATAAATTTTCAATTTCTGCGCCATTTTTTGATGATTCTAGGGTTGTAACTGAGACAGTATCTGAAGGAACTAACTTTGTAATGCTATTTGCTTCAGGATTTGTCGTTAAAGTGCCCTGGAAATTGAATCTTGCGGCACCATTACCAGTTTCACCGTCCGTTACGATGTATTTTGCGGTAATTACTGACCCAGTTTGTAGTTTTCTGCCAAAAACACCATCACCAAAGATTATTTCATACTTCTCATCTTGGACTTCTTGTAAGAAATAGACATCTGAGTCCTTATCAATGTTTAAAATATTGTCAACTCTCCTAATTTCACGTCCTAAATCACTTCCATCATCAGAAACATAGACAACCAGGTTCTCAGTATCGACATCTGAGTTATTAATTACGAAT